GACAATATTCTTTTTCATGCCATACACATAATTCTTTATCATAATCATTTGCAATGATATATCCTTCCATACGTCTTCCTAAATCTGATATGTTTACTATATCGTCATGAACTTTAGGATTGATCAATGCATTTTCAATTGTTGCTAATGCATCCCAAACATCAAATGGTTTATACATTCTATCTTCATCTACAAATTCTGGGAATGATCTAAATTTTGGATATACAATATCAGCTCCAAATGCAGTAGCTTCAATCACAGTCCATGATACATAATCTTGCAATGACGAATTGAATTGTATTCTACATGTAGCTAATTCTGAATAATATTCTTCTTTTGTAAGTCCTTTAAGGAGCTTGAACCTAGGCTGTCTTTCTGCTAATTCATATAATGCCTCTATTACGCCTGGTAACATTGATCTAAATTCTTTTCCTGATGTAGTAACATGCCATTCAAAATCCGGATGATCATTTAAAAAGTTTTCAGCAACTTTCATCATGAAAAATGGATTCTTTTCTTTATCTAATCTACTTGAATATACAATTGTATTTTTCATATCTAGATCAAATGAATTAGCCATAGTCGCTTCTCTATGAATTGGTAATGATACAACATGTATCGGAGCTTTGAATCCAGCTTCTCTTAATTGTTCTTTATGGATGGATGATCCTACAAATATACCAGTCATTCTTTTATCCAGACCTAATTCATATGGTCTCATCCAATCTTTCATTGCATACGTAAAATCATATTCATCTACTGATTGAGCATGTAACATGCCATAAACTTTAACATCGATGCCATATAGATCTAACGCATACCAAATTGCATCTAATCCAGGTGTCCAATAATCTTGTAAAAATATTACATCGCCATCTTCTACATCACCATCGTAGATATGTTGTAAGAATCTTTCGCATTGAGTTAAACTATACTTACCTCTGCCAATTGCATCTAATACAGCTCCTACTTTAATTTCTTGATCAGGATCAAAATCTCCTTCAATATCAATAAATTGTAATTTGTCTTTATAAGTTTCAAATGTAGCTGGCATCCATTCTTTACATAATTGATATGTATATCTAGCCTTTAGAGGCTCTAAACCAAAATAAAATACTTTTCTTTTTCTCATTCTTTTATCCTATCAAATTTATAATCATCTGGGTTAATACTCATCATGTTACATTTTGTTATCTGATGTACTCTATACCAACCAGCATCAACTGATAATGTATCTGTATCTTTTAATTTTTCTACATTTACATCTGTAATTCGATATATGATATGAGCTCTATTAAATACTGACATTGGTATTTTAGACATTGTAGAAGAATTAGCTTCTATAGTAACAAATTGCTTTGTCTCTAAAATATCATGTATTTCTTTCCAATTGCCATGTACACAACACATTTCAATATATTCAATCGTAAAATAGATATGAGGATAATCTTTAAAATTATCTGGAACTTGCCCTCTAACAAATACCGTCTCAATATCAGATAATCGGCCTTCTACTTCTCGGCCATACCAATAACTTTTTCCGTACATATTTTTTTTTATTTTATTAAATATAATAACTTTATTTCAATAATCCTAATCAAAAGGAGAAAAACTTTCCTAAATTATTATTCTTTGGAATTGATCCCCATTTCATTGCACTATAAAAATCACCTAACTTATTTGCAAATGCTGAATTAAATACTTTTTCATAATCAATATGTTTAGTAACAAATTCATTTAATGGTTCCGGATCTTCATAACCTTTTAATGCCATTGTATCCAATCCCATAGCATTAGCTCTTACATAAGTCCATTTTATCTTTTCACCGTTAATGATACTCTGGAATTTTTTATTCAAACCTAAATGAGTTAACATATCATTATAATTCAATGCAGATTTAACATGAACCGGCGTACCTTTCATCCTAGGTGTAAATGGCTTATCACCTCTCCTGACATATTTACTTACCTGCTTAACACCCGTCGGAAACATTACTTCTATTAATGGCAATGTTTTCATATGTTCTTTGAAATTCAAAATCTTTTCATCCAATGTAGGCTTATCAATATCATTCAACATATCTTCTAATACCTCAGCCATAAATTTTCTAAATGATGGTGGGAATGAAGATCGCACAACATCTAATCCTTTTACATCTAATTTTGATACAGTATGACCTTCAATGTTAATTATCCATTGAGCATATCGCTTCTTAGCAATCCATAAACCAGCTTTAGCAACGTTTTCTTGTTTAATATCAAATCTATGTTTAGTAGTATTATGAAAACGTTCCGCATAAATATTATAAGCATTATTGATAAATCCTTGCATCTCACCGGCAATTTCAATAGTTTTATCAGCCATCCACTTTTCATGGCAATGATGAGAAGAATACAGAATCAGTATCAATATAAATGTTATAATCTTCTTTTTTACCTAATTCTTTTGTATAGAATTGATTTCCAATATCAGCCGTAAATTTAATTAACTGCTGTCCTGTCGATGTAATAGCTGTTGCATTATCTGGATCGAAGAATCTAAATCCTGGGTTTCCTAATACTCCATAGAATGAATTCAAAAGAATCTTTGTTACTAATTGCATCCTATCATAATATTCGGCTTTAGCATCATCTCCTTCTTTTTCATATTTCTTACGAAGATTTTTATATTCAACTCTTTCATTGAACCATTTATCCAAAATAGAAGGCAAGAATCCTTTTATCTTTGTATCATATATAACACCATTTGCTGCAATAGAATATTTATTATCCGTAAGATATTTTTGAAGATCTTCAGTAGTCTCCCAACCATTCCATCCATCACTATAATGAGTTCCTTGTTTCTTAACAAACTTATGCCCATCAAAGTTTTCAATTTTAGTAACTTTAGTTTCTGGAGAAACTCCAAGTGTCATAATGATACTAGGATATAACGATGTTAAGTCAAGGTCATATACCCATTTATAACGACCTGGATTAGGTGGCTTTACATATGCTCCTAACAAATCTAAAGGTTCATCTGAATTACGAGGTTGCCTATTAGGAGCTACGATATCTAATCTATTTAAGTATGTAACAGCTGCTCCATCTAAATATCTAGTAGCAAATAAGAAGTCTTCATATGGCACATGGCCTTTATGACATATACCACGAGCCAGATCGATCAATTTCATTTTCTGATCTAATTCAACTACCAGATCAACATCGTTCATGTTATAATCAATATAAGCTTGGATATCACTTTTCAATAAATCATCTAATGAACCGTCATATTTCATTTTACCTTTACCTAATTCTTTTTGAGATATAGCTTCCAAAGAATAACTAGACTCTTGAGAATATGTAAAGTTTTTATACAATGCCATATAATCTAAACACGAAACTCCTGATATCCTGTATCTATTTCTATGCTTTAACCAAATGACATCTTTGATAGGTGATAATGTTCTAGCTTTCTTTTCTCCAACTACTTTAACTAATCTGTTATACAAATATGGGATATCAAAGAAATCAATATTCCAACCAGTAATAATAGTAGGTTGTATCTCATAATAGGTCTGCAAAAACTTATCTAGTAATGTATATTCATCATAACATGATATAATCTTAACATTATCTTTTACTGTAGATTCAACAACTCCTTCTTTATCTAAAACCCATACATATCGTTCATCGCCGGCATGATCATAAATAGCCATTGAAGTTATTTCATGCTCTGCCGTTTCCGGAGTTGGAAATCCATCAGCGATATCAACCTCAATATCAATTGTCAATATTCGATGACCTACAGATGAATCATCAGAATCTTTATACATATCAATTAAAGTACGAGTCTCTGGATTGATATCAGATTCATATAACCCTTTATCATCACGATCAAAGTCATATACTTTATCTACTTGTTGACCATCCAAGGCCACAAACTTTCCATATGATGATTTACGATAAGCATATGGCTTGTACTTTATCTTGAAATGACCTTTTTTATCATCCCAGATATGTACCATGTTCGAATTTTTATGATACGCTACTGCTTGATACATTAATTAATTTTATATACGTTTCTATAATTTCTTTTCAAAGAATTATCATCTAATCCATAACCGACTATCCATTCATCGCCTATTTCAAAAGCAAAATGATCTACTGGCATTTTAGTATCTTTTCGTTGTACTAACGTAACTACTTTAACATCGGATGGTAATTTATCGTTTACATGATGTAATATTTCTATCATAGTTGCTCCT